ATTCAGCGATCTGTTCAAATGTTATTACCCGATCTCGATGGAAGTTATTGAGTGATCTCCTTTCATGAAAATACGCATCCAACTTCATCAAACGACGATTTAAGTCAACAAAGCGTTCCATTAACAAATCCACCTGGCTGACAACAGCACGTAGACACCACCAGAGAAGCTCCTCTTTCCGGAAGCGATAACGGCTTCCTGCTTCGGTTGCAGGGCGAACAAGAACCCTTTCCGCCTGTCGGGTAAGCACACGGGTTGTCCCGCTCAACAGCTCCCCTTCATCCGAATAAATCTCTGGCTGAACCGGAATATCTTCATACTCTTCCGGTATATCTTCGTACTGTGCCTCCTCCGCTTCCCACGAATCCAGACAAAATGCGCTGTATTTCCGCCAGTCCAGACCGTGTTTCTCCATCACCGCTATCGCGGCCTGGACTGTCGGCCCGGCGTGCAGACGCGCGTCCTCGCCCTCCTCCTCAATTCTCTGTAACCAGCGCCACACGCCCGGAAGCCGTGCTATTTCTGCAAATGCCGCGTTTTCGGCTGCCGTCGCATCGCGCGGTGTATCCTTTAACGTCGCATCCGACACAACGGTCGGCGAGTTGCAGAGATACACGCTCCGGAACGCTTTGTTGGGCGCACCCAGGTCGCTGGTATTGTTAACCGATGGCCGGAATGCACCGTTAATATCTGTATCCATCTGCATGAATGCAGTGCCGTCACTACGGGCTGCAATTACATAAGCGTCAGCAGAATCGTCATAAATACCCAGATTCCCGGCTGTTGATACCTGGAAAGCTCCCGCCTTCAGCGTGGTGCTGATGGCCATGCGCTTCTGGGTTTCGTCATCCGATTTAATATTCACGCCCTGCAGGTATGCCACATTCCAGCGATTTGGCGATGACCCCAGATTCATTGCCTTGTCCTGGTCGGGATGAAATGCCGGCGAGACCGGACTCAATAATACAGACCAGGTCTCACTGCCATCGGTACAATAAAGCCTTGTGCGCCCCGCCGACTGAGTATCGTTCATTGAGTAAAGGTTAATCCCGCCACCGCTCAACAAATCCACGTCAGCGCGTATTTCCAGACAATCGTGCACGGTGTTCAGTCGGTGTTTCCACTGAACGAAGCGGCCTGTGTATTCTCCGGTTCGGAACGCATCCCCGTACAAACGAAAAACAGCAGCAGAAGTGTCTGTATCCGGAGCCTCCTTTCTGACCTCAAATAACGGGCGATGCGAGCGCAGATTCTGCTCATAGGCTGCCACCTGGAAGTCTTCATTGGGTGACAGGGCAATATTTACAGCATTGGGACTCAGAAAAAGGCTAGCATGGCTGTCAGGAAACGCCACGCCGGAGTCCACCAGATAGCCTGTGCCGTCGTAAGCCTCCACGGAAACCACAGCTTTGCTGCGTTTTGTCGCCACGCCACACGTATAAGACTTCGTGGCATCATATTTCGTTGCAGCCGCCGTTCCATATGCTGTAGGCGTCCAGTAAGATGGATTCACCGGGGAACGGCCAGAAAAATTTGTTGCACGTGCTGCAAAGTATGCCCCCTCAAAAGAAACCACATCGGCTGTCTGACACCAGAAATCCATATCGAGCAGATACAGTTTTCCGTTATGGAGAGCCAGCCCTTCGGCTTCCTGCAAAACGGGATACCCCAGCTCTGCATTCCCCAGCATTTTCTGGCGGCCATACCTGGCACGAACGCCATCCACATTGAACTGTCTGACAACTTCGCCCGTTGACAGGTTATATACAACAATGCGGTGAGTCAGAAATACGCCTGTATAACCGTAATAAGCAAACAGATAATGACCATCGCTGGCCATCCCCTGAAATGCCTGCGACACCATTGGCTGAGTGGACAGATAAATCCGGTGTTTAAACGTCAGAGAGGCGCGATCGAAAACATAAACTGTGCGGCGATCATCCCTGTTGTAATGAAGATGAACTGCTTCATTACTTGACTGAACAATCAACAGGCTTCCGTCTGCCGACAATGCCACCGTTATAATTTCATCCCCGGTAAAAAAGTCAGAGGTGAAAATCTCCGTACGGGTGACATCTGTCAGACTGGTGTCAGCCCCATTCCAGTTGATGATATTCACACCCTTGCCGTCAGCGGTCGGGGTATACAGCATCACGCGATCGTCTTCACATACAGCCCCGATACTCTGGTGACCAATATCAGCGAAAACGGGAGAAAACGAAATGACCGTCGGGTTTTCGTTTTCTCCGTCAGGGTTAAATATCGTTTCAACAATCCTTACGCCACCCGATACAGGCTGATGCAGAAACATTCTGGTTCCCTGCGGCGTATCACAGATACAGAACCCCTGACTCATATTATCCGCACCGTCAAAAATCCCGGCGTAGTCAATATCGTGGACAACTTTATGCTGAAGAACCACATCATCAATGACAGTACGATGAAAACTGGATATGGCTTTATCGACGTAATCCTGCGTCGCCATCACCGTGCTGGCATCAATACTCAGCTCAACAGACGCCACGTTACTGACAATAATAACCATGCGGCAGGTCTGCGCACGCCCGGAGCCTTCAGCCAGTTCAGGCTTATAGCTTTCTGCCATGTTAGCGACCGCAATCAGTGTTCCGGCATCGTCATACAGACCAAGTTCACGCATCCAGAAGCCGCCCACTTCTGGCGGTACAACCAGTTCAGCCACGATATAGTTTTTATTCTTGTTATCCACGCTGACTTTATTCAGGGCGTGACGCCAGACCTCATGCACCAGTTTCGTCTGACCAGCATCCGGCACCGGCAATTTGCCATTACCGTCACCCACGGCCATTGCAGACAGGGTTACTTTTTTCCCGCCGGGGACAGTGGCGGCTGCCAGCTTTGCGGCTCCGGCAGTAGTGATAACGGTTTTAAATTTCGTGCTCATTGTTTCTCACTTATCCGGGATAAACAGTAATAACATCACCATCACAGACCACACCGCCTGTATACAGATAGCCGGGAATGTCCTGGATAATGTTCAGACCGATAAGGTGGCGACTTGCGGGTTTGGCATCGGCAATCAGCCGTTCCATTTCCAGATACATCTCCTCCGTGATGCCGCTTTCCAGTACGCCGATATCAAGGCGGAAGGTTCCGGGCGGGTCGTTTGTCTCCCACCATTCCTTTACGTTAATTAGATAGCCTAGCGGCTCCACCACACGCCGGATTGCACCTATAGTGCCTTTATGACAGTGGATGAAATACGCATCGCGGATAACGGCGCGTTTTGTCGCTTCCGGCCACTTTTCATCCCATCTGTCGACCGAAAACGCCCACGCCAGCCACGGCAGCAGATTTGCCGGGCAGGTGTCCGGGTTCCACAGCTCACGAATACTGACCGGTGTTTTTTCAATTTCCGCACAGGCTTTTGCGGCGGCGACCTCAAGCGGTGATGAGCCGGTCGGCAGCAGTCGCGAATCACTCATCCGAGCCTCCGGTCACGACGCGGTATTCAGTACAGAAAGACGCCTGCGTGCTGTTAAGCACGATATCGGCCAGCGGTGCAGCCAGTTCGACACGCTGCACGCCTTCCACATGCAAAGCGGCATAAATGGCAGACAGACGGATGTCGCGCCCCAGCCGGTGCTGTGCCGTGATGTACGCTTCCAGTTTTTTCACGGCAGCAGCGCGGATGGGTTCGCTTTCGGGACCAGGGTAAAGGTAAAGCGTGGCGTTTATCTGGTATTCAACAATGGCGGCAGACTGCACGGTCACGCGGTCGGCCACCGGTCTGACGTCCTCGCCATTCAGGGCGTTACGCACCACCGCCAGCAGGTCTTCGGATGCGACACCGTTATTCTCACGTGACAGCACAGAGATGGTGACGCAGGCCGGAGACGGACTGGTGACAGAGATATCCGCGACACGCCCGTCAGCACTGCGACCATGATACTGATAGGCACCCACCGACCCGGCGACGCTTAAACCTTCAAACGCCTGCTGAATACGCAGACGATAATCGGTATCAGATTCCATCACTGCCGGTGTCGGCGGGATAGTCGAATCATCTGCCGGGGTGATAGTCAGACGCGTGGTGTTGTAATTGGCACCAATCACATCAAGGTCATTACCCGCGGCACAGGCCAGCATCACCGCCCGTGCGGCCTCATTCACACGCTGACGCCAGATAAGCTCACGATAAGCATTTTCCTCCAGCAATTTGACGAGAGGCTCGGATTCCAGCGTCAGGGTACGGGCGACCGCCTCCTGCTGGGCTTCCGGGTAAAGGGAAATCAGTGTCGCCTTGCGTTCGGCGAGAATGGTTTCAAAGTCCAGCTCCTCGACCACATCCGGTGCGGGTAGCTGGTTCAGGTCGATAATCGGCATGGTTTCAACTCACAGGGATGGTTAACGAAAGTGGCTGGCCGGTGTCGTTGTGCTGGCCGGTTAAGGTGACCGTCATTCGCCCGTCAAAACTGCGCTCAGTGGTGACGGATGACAGGGTGACGCGGGGTTCCCATTTCAGCACCGCCATGTAACAGGCGACCTTAATCTGCAACTCAAGCGCCGGGGTCTGCGGCTGGTCAATCATTGACGCCAGCAACGAGCCGTAATCACGACGCATCACCCGCGAGCCGACCGGTGTGCGCAGGATATCGCCGATACTCTGGCTGATATGCTCAAGGTCAGTGACAGTCAGGCCATCACTGCAATTCATTCCGAGATAACGCGCTGTCATAGAGGGCTCCCGGTTGTGCCGCCGCTGTCGCCGGGGTGTTTATGGGTATGCAGTACCTTACCGTTTGATGAGAGTTCACCGCCGGTGTGTTCAATGTTGCCGCGCATCGTCCCGCCCTTCTGCACTTCCAGCGTGCCGGTAATCAGCCTGTTGGTGCAAACCACCTCCGGTGTGTCCAGGGTGACGCGGGTTGATGCTTTCACCATGACCACCGGCACCGTGGCAGTAACAGAATCAGAAGCCGTCACGCTGGCCGTTTTAATTCCGCTTACCGTGAGTGCACTGGTTTCGGGTTCATACTCAATCACCGCCCCGTCAGGGAAACGGATATGCAGGGCATCCGCCGACGCAGACGGCGCGGGGTTATCGCCGGAATAAATCCCCGGCAGAACGAACGCCGTGTCGAGTTCACCGCCCACAGCCAGAATCAGCACCTGTTCCCCCACGGAAGGTGCCCACCATGTGCGCGAACGTCCGGCACGATGGGTCAGCCACTGAAGCCAGTCAGTGCACATGCCACCGGTCTGCACACGGCAGCGACCGGCTTTAAGGTTGGTTTCGACGACAAGGCCGGTACGAATCATGTTGCGCAGTGCGCGCGCGAGTTCCTGAATATTTGCGAGAGTGTTCATGCGTGTGAGATTGCACAATATATAAAAGTTATGCTATCTGGATTCATTTGTAGAACGACCATACAACATTCGAGGAGAGCGTAATGTTCAGTGATAATGTGACTAATGCGTGGTGGTTTATCTCTTTGTATCTATTTTTATTAATAGCATTAACATTTATTACCTTTGGTAAAAGTAATCTTATGAGGTTTATTGCACATCATTTCAATTTTGAGTATTCAGACAGAAAGTTAAAAATGCTCGACAAAAAATGGCGCGACATTCAACTATTTAAAATAATTAACGGAATCAATGTATCAGGCATCGAAGATGTGAGAATGATACAGCAGGGGCTGATTGATGGAAAACTAAAAACATCGTATTTTTTTCTTACTCGCTTCTGGGGTGACATAACAAAACCACCACACATAATTAAAACAATAATTGTAATTCTGTCCAGCATTATTTATATTCTCTTCGCATGTTATATACACAACAAACAATCCGCTATAGTAAGAGATGCCATAGGCATACCATATAAAAATATGATGTACTATGTTTATAGTGACAAAGTTCTTTTATCCTTCAACAATAAAACAGTTGAATTCAATAAAACTTATAGCCTTGCCGATTGCAAGAGGCTACGAAACATATTTATAAAAGACACACTTCCTGAGATCGCCTGCAATAAGCTCTTACAGCTAAACGAGGAGGACTCGGAATGGTTAAGTCAGGAAATTAAAGATAATAACAGCCAAAAAAAAGCATTATTAATAATATCCCTCATCTATTTCATTTCAGGTCTGGTTATATTCCTGTCATATACAAAATTCCTTTACGCCAATAAGAAGGTTGTAGAATACAAAGCATCAAATAAAAATCACTCATAAGCCTCTAAACATTGAGCGACCAGCATGGCCGCTCAATGTTTAATTGCGCATCAGCCTCTGCCTGGATAAAACTAACGCTCAAGGTGAGCCAGGATAATCTCTTCAATCATCTGCACATCCTCACCGGTAAAGCCGAGCAGAGGACGCGCCGGATAATCAATTTTCTTACCGTCTTTCCGGTTTTCTTCCGACAGACCGAACTGATGCACACTGGCGATTTTCGGCGACTTCCCGCCGTAAAATTCCATTGATGCCTGTTCCGGGCTGGCGCGGATATGCAAAAAACGACTGGTAATAAGTTTCGCAAACATTTTTCGCTTAACGCGACCGGTCTTTTTTCTGGCGCTCTGCTGCTGACGTGGCGCGTAGGGGGTGCCGTCCGGGGCTTTCTGTGCCATCACCCGACGCTGCTGACTCTGACGCAGACGTTTCGCCAGTTCGGCGCTCAGTCGCCGACGCCCTGACGGTGACAGCGATTCAATCAGCCCGGTCAGCCGGTCTTCAAAACGCTTAAACTCATTCATCCCACTTACTCACCAGTTCGCCATTGATATAAAGCTCCATCGGGCGGGTGACCGGCTCCGGCGGCGGGGGTTCCGGGATATTCTTCACATGCAGCGCGCCGCCCACCTCACTGACCAGCGTGCGTTCGGTCAGCATCAGGCTGATACTGATATCAAAGCTGCTGTCATTGTTGATGTCTGCATAAAACGTGAAGCCTTTTTTCTGGCCTTCGTCGGTGGTCATGATGTCGGGCTGATTTTCCCGCAGCCACGCCAGCACCGGCACGATGAGCAGGTCAAAATCACCGGTAAAATCGGTCACAATGACATTGAGCGTGTAACGCTTTTCGAATGACAGCGACGTCGCCAGTGTGGAGGCAATACTCCCGTTATCCACGAATATCCGAAGCATATCGGGGTTAGTTTTCAGCACCGTGACGGCATCAGTCAGCGCCCTGCGCAGGCTGTCGGGTTTGAGCATCGTTTTCGTCCTGACAGTGTTTAATCATTTTTACCTGGCTGGCACAGCGTGCCAGCGCGTTCTCAAGCTGCCGGATATCGGCACTTAAATCGCCGTTCTTCTGCGGGTCACTGCCCGGCATCGGGCAAAGACTCACTTTCGGGCAGGCGTTGTGGACAATCACTGGCGTCTGCGCAGGCCGGGCGCTGGTGCAACCGGCGCACAGCATCAGGCAGGTCAGCACCGTACCAGCGGCGAAAATCTTCGTTTTCATTGAGTAACCTCGTGATGGTTTTCTCGCGCTGTGCTTCACGCTTCGCGGCGTTCTCCAGTTCCTGACGCAGTGCCACCTGCGCCAGCTCGTTTTTTTCTGCCCTGGTGAGCGCAACATGAAGCTGATTTTTCAGCATGGTGATGGTCGTCTGCTGCCCGCTGGCGACGCTGTTCGCCCTGTCCAGTGAGGTGCGCAGGCTGGCGTTTTCATGCTTCGCCAGAAACAGACCGGCCACCGCCAGTGATAACAACACAACCAGCACAATCATCAGCTTTGACATGGTTCCCGCCCCTCAAAACGCTGACGACAGGCCGTACGTATCAGCCGGAAGAACACCGACGCCACGAGGTAAATCAGCGCGGTAAAAATCCACCCGGTAGCGACCAGCGAGATAAACGTCGCCACCATCACCACCAGAGCCGCCGCCCGTCTGCGCCACGGCACCGGCTGCAAAAACAGCGACGCGACAATCTTCACGGCCAGCGATTCCGGCGGCAGCTCCCGCCCGTAGCGTTCCAGCACATACTCAGTGGCATACACGCCGACACCACCGGCAACCACACAGATAACCGTCGCCAGAATCGCCCAGGCGGCGACAAAATTGACGGCCACGCTCTGCGGGTAAATCAGGGACAGTGCCAGCATCAGCGCCAGCGACACGTTCAGCATCAGTGAAAGGGATAATTTCTTCATGGTGTTTACTCCGTTTAAGCCGGTACGCCGCCAGCGGTACGCCAGACGGTGACCAGTTTTTCCAGTGAATGCTCACGCTGACCGTAACCGGCACCCGGCAGGGACGCCCAGATATTGCGACAGCGTGAAAAGGCGCGCTCAATGCGTCCCGCCCGGATGTCATCCAGTGCACCGCGTTCGCGGATCAACTGAATGGCGAGTCTGTCCTGTGACAACGGACTGAAATCAGGCAGGGCAAGCTGTTTACGGTAGTGCGGCCAGAACAGGTAAAGCTGCTGATAGCGACCGGAGGCCGTGGATTTTTCACCGCGACGGTTAAACACCTTCGCTGGTCGGCCATGTGCGAACGGGTGGTCACTGTAGTCGGTGAAAATTTCCGGCTTTCCGTCCAGTCCGGTGACTATCACGTCATAGCCCCGGTTTTTCGTCAGCGGATGATTCGCCGTCCCTTCGGACACGGCCAGCATGTCGAGAAAGGCGGCGATATTCTGATGCGTGTTAATTACCGGCATTACGGTTTCCCCCTGCCCTTAAAACGGCGCTGAATGGCAATCTCAATCACCTGATAGCCGGCGATGCCCAGCATGGAGCCGATGCCGCACACCGCAGGCAGTGACAGGTCAGGAAACTGCACCAGAACAACACCGGCAACCATCGAGACAAAACCACCGAGCAACATGCGCCCGATAAACAGACGCGGGGTGATGGGTTCACCACCGGCAAGCACCTTGCCGACAACAATCAGCACCCCAATCATGAAAAGCGACAGGACGCTTTTTTCTTCTGCTGTCATGCGTTACTCCCACAGATTGACAGTTTCAGCCACGGGCGCGGTCTGAACGTCGGGCAGTTCGACGGCGGTGCCGTGCGGCAGCACCGCACCCAGTTCAGCCAGTCCCGGATTTGCGGCGAGCACGGTCTCGACCACGCCCTCAGTGCGCCCGTAATACCGGACACAGATGGCGTCGAGCGTGTCGCCCTGTAGCGCAAAGGTCTTCATCAGATTTGACTCACGATGCAGCGCGGCTTGTCCTGGATGCGCGCCACTGCCCAGCGCATATCCCGCCACAGTTCATCGATGGTGCTGTCAATGCTGTCAGCCTTCTTGTCGCCTTTCGCACTGGCATCCACGCCGCGGTAACGCTCATAAAGCGACGCGGTCGCCATCGCACACACGGCGCGCTCGTAGTAAAAAACTTTGATGCTTTCACCGTCGATGTCGTCCGCCGGAACGTCCGCCAGACGCGTAAAACCGGCGGCAATTTTCTGTTCGCGGTACTCGTACAGCTCCGCATTCGTCTCCGCCATGCCTGACTTGATGGCCTCACGCAGACGGGCGGGGGAGACGGTCTGCTCAAGGCGCATACGTTCCCGGACGCGCTTCGGGTCGATATCGGGAAAAAAGAACGTGTTTTTAATCACCGGCTCGTCGCCTGCCGGTTGCGGGATGACCACCGTACCCTCACCGGACACGGGAGCCTCCTTTCGCGGAATAATCAGCGTCATCATGACTACCTCAGAAAAGTCGGGCGGTGGACGCCGGTGCAGTGTCAGGTGATTCACCCTCACTGACCGGCGTGCCGCCCTGGCGCGGGGCGCATTCGGTTGTTAACTGGCTTTCTTTTTCGGGCGTCCACGTTTTGCCGGTGTCACGCTCCGGGTCTTACGCGGGGTACGGGTGGCCGCTTTGGGCTGCGGCTCCGGCTTCGGTTTCAGCTCCCGCCCCAGTCGTTCAATCTCTTTTTTGACGCCTGCCTGACAGTCGAGCTGTGTCGCACGTTGCAGGTGAGCCAGCGCACCGGCGGCATCACCAGCGTCACGCAGAAACAGACCGGTGATTTTGTGCAGCTTTGCGCGCACTTCATCAGGCATGTCAGCCGTGGCGGTCAGTTCAAGGGTCTCCGTCAGCAGGCGGATATCCACAGATTCACCGGCAGCGTGAGCGCGCATGGCCGCGAGTGCGACCTCCTCGGTGAACATGTACGGCGGGGTGCGGCGGTGTTTACCCGGCATGGTCAGACCGTACTTCAGGGCATAACGGGCAATCTCCAGCGCACCGGCAATATCGCCGGTATCCAGACGCCACAGCATGACCGTCATCAGAATGTCATCCTGTGCACCTTTGCCCTGCTCCAGCACACCGTTCACCCACGGCAACCAGAACGGCAGCAGTTCGCGCTTTTTCGCGGCCTTAAGCTCTTTTGAATAAATCGCTTTCAGTGTGCGCTGGTCTGCGGCCAGCTTGACCAGCATCTGCTCATAGACAGTTGCATGTCGCAGCGGGGCGGCTTCCCGCTGCGCGGTCATCGCTGCCGAGACCCGCATCATGTGGCGCTGTGCGGGACTCGTCATCGGTTACGCTCCCGGCTCTGCGGTCGCCTTAGCCGGTGTGGAGAAATCACCGACCTTGATTTTTTCCACCAGACAACCGGCGGCGTAGTCTTCCACCACGTAATCAATGTTCATTGACTCGTAGTTCTCCACGCGGTCGAGTTTCGGGTTTTCCACAATCACGCGGCGATGGCTGTCATCCATGTAGTAGATGGACAGGTTTTCCAGCTTCGTGATGAGCATCGCATCCGCCGGGAAGTACGGGACGCGTACCGCTGGCAGGTTACCGATGCGTTTCTGGCTGATGATGACGTCAGCGGCCAGCATTTCGCTGTTGTCCTGCTCCTTGTTAACGATGGGGAAATACTTGTCCGCCAGTAGCTGACGCCCCACAATCACCACAAGGTCAGGGTCTTCCTGATATCACGGTTCAATCAGGTTGTTGGTCGCATCCATCACCAGTGCGTCGAGGCTTACATAATCACCGCCCTTACCCACGCGGATAACCTCAGAGGTGGTGTGCCCTTCCTCGTCAGTGACCTTGCTCATCACGCGCGCCGGGGCTTCATTGCGGTATTTCTGCAGCCAGCCGACCGCCACATCCTGCAGCATCGGATTGCTGCTGCGGTCAGAGGTTTCGGCACGCCTCACGCCGTTAAAACCGGCCATGATTAAATCAAGGGACTGGCGTTTGATAATGGCGTTACGGACACGGAGCTGGAAATCCTGATAACGCGCCCACAGGTCCAGCGTTTTGTAGCGGATATAAAAATCGAAGTTAATCTGGTCGCATTCGTACTTGTTTGACGCCAGCTTCGAGAAGTCCTTCGGCTGACGCTCGGTGCCACCGGCGGTGTCGGTGGTGCTGGCGATGGAGCCGGTGACACCGATGCCAATTTTTTCCCCTTTCATTTCGCTGACCGGCACAATGTTGATGCGGGTCAGAAAGTCAGAGGACTCCTGCATGGTGTTCATCAGGGTCTGGGTGACCGACGGTTCAACGGTGAATTTTTTCGACACATCACCGGCGTCGATGCCGTTCAGTTCGGCAACACGGGACAGGTAGGCATTAAATTTAAAGCGGGTTTCCTGGCGCATAGTTTTTCCTGAAATTAAGGGTTAATCGTGAAGGTTTTCCCGGACTGACTGACGCCGGTCAGCAGTTCGTCATCAGGGCGTCACCGCCACCACCGGTGGCCTTGCTGCGGCGCTGCTGGGTCAGACTTTCGGTGTGGTCGAGACTGTTTTTCAGGCGGGTGAATGCCTGGCTGGTTTCATCCGCCCTGTCAGTCACATCCTGCTTAAGTGCGGAAAAAGCGGTTTCCATCTCAGCGAGGCGCTGCTCAGTGGCGCTCAGTTTTTCCTGCACATATTCAGCAACAGCGGTCACCGCTTCATGCACGTCATTCAGACGGGCGTCATCGCTGGCCTGTTTGCGGCCAAAAATGGACTTCACCTTTTCGGTCAGGGCGGTGAACACGGTTTCAGGCAGGTCTTCAAATTCCAGCTCAACGGGCGTTGCCACTGAAATCAGGTTTTCAGGGCTTAATTTGAAGCGGTTCAGGGGGTTGTGTTTTGCCGTGCGGCAGAATTCCAGGTATTCCGTGCCGAGGCTTGCCGGGTCATCGGTGACGGCCAGACCCACCAGATAACATTTGCCGGTATTGGCAAAGTTCGGCTGAATTTCCATTGAGGTATAGACCTTCTGCGCGGCCTTGTTCATCGCGATAAGGTCATCGGTCGGGGTGATTTTCGCAAACAGCGCCCATTTGCCTTTCAGCGCCGAATCATCGTCAATCTTTTCGGCCTTCAGTTCGGCCACATCGCCATAACGCTTAAAAATACCGTCAGGCAGGATGCCGCGCAGATGTTCCAGGTTAATGCGGCAACCATAGACTCGCGGGTCAAAGGTTTCGGCCATTTCCTGAATATCCTGCGCACTGATGACACGCCCGTCACAGGTGTCACCCTCAACGCCGATACGAAAGAATTTTGAGACTTTTTTTGCCATTGTCAGGAGTCCTGAATAGTGATTAGAGGAGTCACATGTCGGCATCAGTTTCCCGACGATGCGCATCCTCCGCCATCAGTCCCGGATGGCTTATCACTGACACAACAGTACCTTAGCGAATCGCGGGGCGCGACTCAGTAGCCTTGCCGTGTATTCATCACGGCGAGGTATTCATGACCATCACCACAGACACCACTCTTTTACACGACCCGCGTCGTCAGGCGGCGCTGCTGTACTGGCAGGGATTTTCCGTGCCGCAGATTGCCGCCATGTTGCAGATGAAACGCCCGACGGTGCAGAGCTGGAAACAGCGCGACGGCTGGGACAGCGTTGCCCCCATCAGCCGTGTCGAAATGAGTCTGGAAGCGCGGCTGACCCAGCTCATCATCAAACCGCAGAAAACCGGCGGTGACTTCAAGGAAATTGACCTGCTCGGACGCCAGATTGAACGGCTGGCACGGGTCAACCGTTACAGCCAGACCGGCAACGAGGCAGACCTTAATCCGAACGTCGCTAACCGCAACAAAGGCGGGCGTCGCAAACCGAAAAAGAATTTTTTCAGTGACGAGGCCATCGAAAAGCTGGAGCAGATTTTCTTTGAGCAGTCTTTCGACTATCAGTTGCACTGGTATCGCGCCGGGCTTGAGCACCGCATCCGCGATATCCTGAAATCCCGCCAGATTGGCGCGACGTTTTATTTTTCCCGCGAGGCGCTGCTGCGCGCCCTGAAAACCGGTCATAACCAGATTTTTCTGTCGGCCAGTAAAACGCAGGCGTATGTGTTCCGCGAATACATCATCGCCTTTGCCCGGCTGGTTGACGTTGACCTGACCGGTGACCCGATTGTCCTGGGCAATAACGGCGCAAAACTGATTTTTCTCGGCACCAACTCCAACACCGCACAGAGCCATAACGGCGACCTGTACGTCGACGAGATTTTCTGGATCCCGAATTTTCAGGTACTGCGTAAGGTGGCATCAGGTATGGCCTCACAGAGTCACCTGCGTTCGACCTATTTCTCCACCCCGTCCACGCTGGCGCACGACGCCTACCCGTTCTGGTCAGGTGAACTGTTCAACCGGGGACGCGCCAGCGCCGCCGAACGCGTGGAAATCGACGTCAGTCATAACGCCCTTGCCGGTGGGCTTCTCTGTGCGGACGGCCAGTGGCGGCAGATTGTCACCATTGAGGACGCCCTGAAAGGTGGCTGCACGCTGTTCGACATTGAGCAGCTTAAACGCGAAAACAGCGCCGACGATTTTAAAAACCTGTTCATGTGTGAATTTGTTGACGACAAGGCGTCGGTATTCCCGTTCGAGGAGCTGCAACGCTGCATGGTCGACACGCTGGAAGAATGGGAAGACTATGCGCCGTTTGCCGCGAATCCGTTCGGCTCCCGCCCGGTCTGGATTGGTTACGACCCGTCACACCGTGGCGACAGTGCCGGATGCGTGGTGCTGGCACCGCCGGTGGTGGCCGGTGGCAAATTCAGAATACTTGAGCGTCACCAGTGGAAAGGCATGGACTTTGCCACCCAGGCTGAATCCATCCGCAAACTCACCGAAAAATACAACGTCGAATACATCGGTATTGATGCCACCGGCCTCGGTGTCGGCGTGTTCCAGCTCGTGCGCTCGTTCTATCCCGCCGCGCGCGACATCCGCTACACGCCGGAAATGAAAACCGCAATGGTGCTCAAGGCAAAAGACGTTATCCGCCGTGGCTGTCTGGAATATGACGTCAGCGCCACCGACATCACCAGCTCGTTTATGGCTATCCGCAAGACCATGACCAGCAGCGGACGCAGCGCCACGTATGAGGCCAGCCGCAGCGAGGAAGCCAGCCACGCCGACCTCGCCTGGGCGACCATGCACGCCCTGTTAAATGAGCCACTCACCGCCGGTATCAGCACCCCGCTGACATCCACCATTCTGGAGTTTTACTGATGAGCAAGAAAAAAGGGAAAACACCGCAACCTGCGGCAAAAAAAATGACCGCCAGCGCCCCGAAAATGGAGGCATTCACCTTTGGTGAGCCAGTGCCGGTACTCGACCGCCGTGACATTCTGGATTACGTCGAATGCATCAGTAACGGCAGATGGTATGAGCCACCGGTCAGCTTTACCGGTCTGGCAAAAAGTCTGCGTGCTGCCGTGCATCACAGCTCACCGATTTACGTCAAACGTAATATTCTGGCTTCAACGTTTATCCCGCACCCGTGGCTTTCCCAGCAGGATTTCAGCCGCTTTGTGCTGGATTTTCTGGTGTTCGGTAATGCGTTTCTGGAAAAGCGTTACAGCACCACCGGTAAGGTCATCAGACTGGAAACCTCACCGGCAAAATATACCCGCCGTGGCGTGGAGGAGGATGTTTACTGGTGGGTGCCGTCCTTCAACGAGCCGACAGCCTTCGCGCCCGGTTCCGTGTTTCACCTGCTGGAGCCCGATATTAATCAGGAGCTGTACGGCCTGCCGGAATATCTCAGCGCCCTTAACTCTGCCTGGCTGAATGAGTCGGCCACGCTGTTCCGCCGCAAGTATTACGAAAACGGCGCACATGCCGGATACATCATGTACGTCACTGATGCCGTGCAGGATCGCAACGATATCGAAATGCTTCGCGAAAACATGGTGAAGTCGAAAGGCCGCAACAACTTTAAAAACCTGTTTCTCTATGCCCCACAGGGAAAAGCCGACGGCATTAAAATTATCCCGCTCAGTGAAGTGGCGACGAAGGACGATTTTTTTAATATCAAAAAAGCCAGTGCCGCAGACCTGCTGGACGCGCACCGCATCCCCTTTCAGTTGATGGGCGGCAAGCCGGAGAACGTCGGGTCGCTGGGTGATATTGAGAAAGTGGCAAAGGTCTTTGTCCGCAATGAGCTTATCCCGTTACAGGACAGGATCCGTGAGATAAACGGCTGGCTCGGTCAGGAGGTCATCCGCTTTAAAAACTACTCACTGGACACTGACAACGGCTGAACATCGCCGCCTGCGGGCGGCTTTTTTACACCCCGTCATCACGCCCTCACACGCTCACCACCGCACAAAACACCCCGCAGACACACCAACGCCCCGGCGCACAATCTAAACGCCATCACGACGCGCTGAGACGCTAAAAAATAAAATCAGCACCACCGCCAGCGCGCAGTGCTTTCCCCGCCTCGCCCGCCCGCTTCATGGGTCGGTTTGAATGCAGTTGAATTACAACTACCAAACCAAGCAATCCCTACTATTACGCAGAAAATGCATACTGAAATACCTCGTGCAAATTGATGCAGCTAAGTATGCATAGGTTTTATGCCTCAACGTATACGTTATCAAACAGAGCCCTGTTCAAAAACAGTATCAAAATATGGTAGGAGAGGATAAGCACACAGAAAGAAAATCAGGATGCATGCATATGTCGTTGTTTCATCGTAACAAGCATTAGTATATAAATTACCATGTGCTAATTTATGTCTTAAGGTTGCCCCACTCTTTCTGTTAAAAAGAACATCGATAGTCAAAACAAGATTTTTAGAAAAGATACTTTCCAAATCATCTCTGCATTTATCTAGAAGCTGAGAAATACTTGTTGACTCCTCTAATCCCTTATCCAAATATCTAGTAGCATCCTTTCCACTAAGCTCATAATAATAACGAACCATACCTTCCATTTGTGGTATTAAAAGATAAGCTGCACTGATGTAATCTCCCTGCCATAATTTGTAAAAGCCCAAATTAAAAATCTCCCTAAACTCCGGCTTGACAATTGGACTAGTTGTAACCAATTTAACGAATGTTGACAACGTCAAGCCATGTTCTTGAGAAAGTACATAGCGAGCAGGTTCAAAGACACCGTTTACAAAAATCTTATGAGTAATCTCGAAATTTCTTAGATATTGATCAATAACAACATCATCACTCATATCTTTTTTATTATCCAACGGCGGGATTGTATATATCTTACGCCCACTCTCATCATTAATTTCTGTTCCAACAAAACTAGAGAATAAACTTTTTTCTGATAATCTTAAAACTTGTTCCCTCATGCTTTCAATATTTTCAATCGGTGTTTCACTCATTAAAACTTTGAATATATCGGGCAAAGAACGCCCCGTCAGTTTTTTTTCACTTTCAGCAACCAAGTCACTAATATCAATAGAATGGCTTAAAGTGACATATTCACTCCTTACTTCTTCTCTCAAATTAGCAAGTTGTTCCTTTAAATCTTCTATCTGTTGGCTATCACCACCGTACTGTCTTAATTCAGAGATAGCTGTTCTTAACCAAGAGATCTTACCCATATTATCAGGTCGTTCTGTTGCAACTTTAATAGTAATATTTGCAGATGCCAGTTTACATCTCTTGGCACGTTCATACTCACCATTTTTTTCATAAATAACTGCACTTGTCATATAAAGTGATTTTACAGCATCATAATATTTTTTATCTTTATGCTGCTCAGCCATCTTCTCAGCATTTTCCGCATACTGCAGATTATACCCATCAAAATCACGCACCATAAACCAAGTCAAATTATTGAAACCTTCAAAGATTAATCTTTCATTTTGAATACTATAAAGAGAATGAATGGCATTTTTAATCGCCATGTTTCCTTCTGATTTTCTAGGGTAGACCATTTTATTAATGTGCAAAGCCCTAGCAATATAATCACGAGCAAAAATAAAGCAATTTAAATCACTTTCATCTATGCTTTCGTTTTTTATTATTAGCTTTTCAATTGCTATATTTAGCATTTCAGCATAGGAATCAATTGCTTTAATTGCCACGTCTTTATTTTTCCGATTATTACACCAAACAACATCATATATTCTTGATAACAAAAATGGATTGGTTATTTTTTGAGAAACATATAAAAGACAGTCATTCACCTGCTCATCAAAATCTTCAGGCAATATTGATCTTTTATTACCCCAAATCATTTGGGGTTCAAATGATGGAGTGTTGTTAACAACTTGCAAATTGAAACTATATAGCATACCAAAAAGAGATGCTAATTTTTTCTCTTTGGGGTTTTCTGATGACTCAGCAATCCCATCCAGATATTTTTTTATTTTATGTGCATGAAATGTAACTGGTATATGCATAAAAACACTATAATCTAGTGTTTCAAGCTCTTCCCTTGTAAGAACAAAGATATCATTCATCGTTTTCACCTTTTTCAGTATAAATTTGCACACATTATTATTAGCAACATAATTATCAATAGTTAACACATGCAGATAAACAGCAATTTTACTATTATGCAACAAATTAAATCAGATGTTTATTGCTCTGAATAACAATAAAACCAACTCCACTCATCAGCGACCGGATACGTAAATTTTTTCCCGTTGTAATTTACGATCGCGCCACGCGCCAGCGCCTCAAGCTCCCATCGCTGCGGCCTGATACCGTTCTGAGCAAGGTCAACGCGGATACGGGTAATTTGCATTCTTTCCGACCGGGTCAGTCTGGCCGATGGCGCTATTTCATGCGGTTTTAACGGTCTTCCGTTTCTTTGCTGACGGTTTGGTCTTCTCAGGCCGTGTTTTAATGCGCCCCTGAGCGCCCTCACGACCTCCGGGTCATTCCATTCGATAACACCGTCATCAACCAGATTAAGCACTGCTGCGGCGTGCTCAGAAGGCGTGGGAGCCGGTAACGAAGTATCACCACCAGTGAGCTTTCCACAGTTATTGACAGGACTCCGAGGCGCGGCGATGCCGCTTTTTAAAGTCAAAGGCTCCACGACCGGAACTTTCGGCACAATGCGCCAGTCCGTCGTTCTGGTGATATGAATATGACGCGCGCCGAGATGCGGCGCGTAAATGCCGACCACTCTCTCGACTTCTTCCTCGTACTCGTTAACGTCATCCGACGGGCTACGGGCGACCCTGACAGTCTGACAATCGCGCGGGACATTTGCCCCGCCCTGCGCGCTGATATACAGCGCAAAATCGCCACTGTCTGCGGCGGCGCGTGCAGCCTCCACGCGTTCGTCAAATTCATCAGCAATGCTGACGCCGCGAGGCAATTTACGTAGCTCACGGTAAGCTCCCATTGTCGGCAGGCCAACCGTTTTAAATTGCGGAATGCGCCACGTTGACGCCCATGCGGTAACAGCCGCCGCAGTATCTTTCAGCGGTCTGCCGGTATCGTTATCGAGCTGACCATCCAGTGCATAGCCGTCGATATTTTTTGAAATGTATTTCGCGATATATCCCGCAGCACCGCCCCGGTTAAGGTGTTTTGCCTGAAAACGGTTTCGCGCGGCTCCTCTTTCGTCGCCATCCTCTTTGAGCGCATAGCGACGCATGATTTCGATAATCTGGTTACGCTGGCGTGGATTACAAAAAAGCATCATATGCCAGTGCGGCGTTCCGTCGTGGTGTGGTTCGACGACACGCAAACCGTAGACCTGTAAATCATTATCCTTGAATGCCGTGCGCATCAGGCTCCAGATACGGCAGAGATAACGCTGCGCATCCTTTGGATTAAATGCCTCATCGTTCCAGCCGTGATTAAGCTGGACGGTTTTATTTTCGCCTTTTCCGACCTGACGTGTCGGGTGATACTTTGACGGCGTGGTCAGCGTGATAAACATCCCCACATCACCCTCTGCGGCGGCGTAACGCTCAATACCGGCGATGGTGTTCATCAGCTCCATCCGGCGAATTTCAGGATTAGAAATACTGCCCATCACCTTGCTGATAAGGTCGATGCGCTCGCCGGTTTCCCTGTTTTCGAGGTCACACGATTTAAGAAATTCCAGATTTGCCTGGCGGCGCGCACGCACATCACGAATGGCGTGTTTACTGGCATAAGGAGAACGGTCTTTATTGACCTCCCCGACAGCTATCAGTAACGCTTCATGCCAGCGCATACGCTGGCCTTTAAGCTGATGAGTCCACCACTCATCGTTAAACAGACGGGCAATGGCAGAATATGCCTGCCTCGTGGTCATCTGCCCTTTACGGTATTTTTTCCAGTAGAGAGGGGAAATATTGAAAGCACGTGCAGCGCCAGCAACATGACCATAGAGGTGAGCCTGCGCCTCATCCGTAAACAGCGATTCTTTTTCGCCATGCGCATCCACCCAGGCATCGCTGAGTTCCTCATACATCATGAAAAGCTGCGATGAGATACGGGCAGCAAACTTTTTCAGCTCCTTGTCATTCATTCCCGGCAGGCGCGCATAGTGGTCACGCTCTGCCAGAAACAGCAACGACGCGTCGGTGTTCATTTCATGGCGCTGATTCACACGCTCAATGCGCGGCCATAAACGACGCTGAAAAGTGGATGTGAGGAAATAAAACCCGTGTACCGGGCTTTTATTGCGCCGGATGTAGTCATAGCGTGAAGTAAACAGCGAGCGCAAAAAGTAAGGCAGGCGGTTAATCGTGGATAAAACACCTTGCACCTGACGCATCTCGTCACGTGTAAGGGGTCTTTCGCGCCCGACGGCCTCGCGTGGCGCGTTCCATGCATAAGCACCGGTAAACGCCTTACCGGTGCCTGCAGCAAATGCTGAAGGAGGGACAAAACGCCCGGAGGCTTTAACGGCCATATGAGCCAAAAGCCTCTGAACAACGCCTGCTGAGTTGCTCAACCTGCGCGTTTAAATCAGCAAAAGACTTTGCGCTTCCGGTCAGAATATCGTGATGCATCAGGCCGGAAACGAGCTGGCTTAATTTCGGATAATAACCAACCACCGCCAGCCATTCCTGACCGGCGTTTTTACCGCTTTCCGCTCTCTTTTTCTCGTGGAGAATAAACTGAAAGCTGTCACTGGTAACGACATAACGTTCGCCAATTTCAATACGAATACTCATGCCGTTCTCCGGTAATGTTTGTTTTTTGCTTCAAAGACTGACTGGCAGGAAACACAACGCGTGGCTGACGGATAAGCCGCACGACGGGCAGCAGGTATTGGCGCGTCACACTCTTCGCAACCCAGCGCAGAAGCACCGCAATGTTTTACCCTTGCCGCGTTAATCTGACGCTCCAGTAATTCAGCCTGTTGTTCCTGAATAAAATCTACGTTGTCCGGCATTACCAGCTCCTTTTGTCGTTAAGTTTTTTAAATTCATCAGCGCAATAGCTGGCAATTTCTGTCGTTAATTTCGTCAGTTCATCCACGGGGGAGATTTGCTTGTGAAATACAGCGCGTTTAACAAGTAAATTGACCACATCAGACAGGAGGTTTAATTCATTCTGATAAATCGCGATAACAGATTCAGTTATGTCGCGTTTTTCTTTATCAAGGCAAAGTTGAATAAGAGACAAATCGCCATTTCCCATAACGGCGATTTTTAAGGTGTTATTCAGTAATACAATTGAACGAGAACAGGACATCAAAGCACCTCCCCGCGAGACAATCCGATATTGTGAAATTTTTCCGACTCCTGACTGAGCAGCTCGACTATCTCCACGCGGGATAACTCCGCCTTTGTGATGTGGCGAATCATGGCGTCAAGATGAGAAGAAAAGCGCGTCGCTGCATCGGCCTGTGCTTCGGTTCTGGCCTGTTGCAGCAGTAATGCGTATTTACCGCACTGATTTTCAGAAACTGTATGCATGACTTTCTCCAGGCAAAAAGAAGCCCCGCACAATTAAGTGCGTTAAAAACTCTGGTTAATTACTTAATGCAGATATTGCTCTGGTTTTACCGATGTCAGAATTGTCGGCGCATACTCAAACAGACTGAATAATTCACGTAACGCACGGAATAAAGCATCACGCCAGTAACATGACTCTTCATTAATTCGCCAGTATGGCTGGTTGAATTCTTTTTCAGTCAATCCCGCATGCATAAATAAAGTACGACGCTGACTGACTGTTAAAAAACTAATATATGCATACTCACTTGCACCAACCTGACGGCGTTTTGAGAATGCCCCACGCAGTTCATCAATTGCACAAACCAGCCGTTCACGTTCGACGTCGTTCATTTCTTCAAAACGCATCGTTGCGTGACGCTGTTTTAACTGCGCATGAAAGCAAACCGTTAACCGTTCGCGCTCCATCATCTGATTATAATAATCACATGTATCCTGCCAGCGAGGAACGGCAAGATGCTTACCAATTATCCGGCGCATAGCTGCTGGCTGTTTTTCAACGAGATTGAGCGTCATCACTGTCATTTCCATACCCTCCGGCTTTTCAGAAAGGTCAGAGCCTTTTTTAACGGACTCTGTTTTTTGGTGCGGATAATGATTCCCTTACGCCCCTTACCGTGGGTGATGGTGAAGTCAATCGCCCTGGGGCTTTCGTTACGCAGTAACTGAGCAATACAACGAGGCTCATTCATACGGTTCTCCTTAACGTGGTTCACCGAGACCTAACCACATCAACCAGCCGTCACGAATCTCTTTAGGGCGGCTTTCATAAGCCAGTTTTAGTCCGTTATTCCATGCCGGAAGGTATACCCAATATTCACCTGCACGACCTGAAGCTGATTGTGGATCGGTCATATCAATTACAGGCAGCTTTCCTTTATCGATCATCCGACGAACCGCTCCTGTCGATTTTCCTATTAGTTTTGCGAACTCCTGATAAGGAATCGCATCAGTCATGAGTGTTACTTGCTTGCTCATGTCGTCCTCTAGCCCTCATGAATTGCGTTTAATGTCTTATAATGCCTTTTAGTGCCCACATCCAAGCACTAAACAATCTACATCTAAACTAAATACTATTGAGATCTAAACACCATGTCAAACACGATAAGCGAGAAGATAGTCTTAATGCGAAAATCAGAGTATTTGAGCAGACAACAACTTGCTGATTTAACAGGGGTTCCGTATGGCACGCTGAGTTACTATGAAAGTGGTCGTTCAACACCTCCAACAGATGTCATGATGAACATCCTGCAGACCCCACAATTCACCAAATACACTTTATGGTTCATGACCAATCAGATCGCTCCTGAGTCCGGGCAAATTGCGCCCGCTCTCGCACACTTTGGGCAAAACGAAACAACGTCGCCCCACTCCGGTCAAAAGACTGGTTAACAATTCATCGTGAATATATTCATCACAAGTGCCTACTATTGGTGGCTAAATTTCAGCCACCACGAAAAAAGCGATTAGTAGTCGCAAAAAAACACACCACTCGGAGGGTTTTCTGATGGCAATCAAAAAACTCGATGATGGTCGATATGAAGTGGACATCCGCCCTACTGGACGTAATGGAAAACGCATCCGTAGGAAGTTTGATAAGAAAAGCGAAGCTGTCGCTTTCGAGAAATACACGTTGTACAACCACCACAATAAAGAATGGCTATCAAAACCAACAGACAAGCGACGTCTGTCGGAGCTGACACAGATCTGGTGGGATTTAAAGGGTAAACACGAAGAGCATGGGAAATCTAATCTTGGAAAAATTGAAATCTTCACAAAAATAACGAATGACCCATGCGCATTTCAAATTACGAAATCGCTTATCAGCCAGTACTGCGCCACCCGAAGAAGTCAGGGTATTAAACCTTCGAGTATCAATCGTGATTTAACATGTATTAGCGGCATGTTTACAGCCCTGATTGAAGCGGAGTTATTCTTTGGTGAGCACCCTATCAGAGGGACAAAAAGGCTTAAGGAGGAAAAACCAGACACAGGCTATCTCACGCAGGAAGAAATTGCCTTACTGCTTGCTGCTCTTGACGGCGACAACAAAAAGATTGCGATTCTTTGCCTGAGTACTGGAGCACGTTGGGGAGAAGCAGCTCGTTTGAAAGCAGAAAATATCATCCATAACCGCGTCACGTTTGTTAAAACGAAAACAAACAAACCACGCACCGTCCCGATCTCAGAGGCTGTTGCCAAAATGATCGCGGATAACAAACGAGGTTTTTTATTCCCTGATGCTGATTACCCTCGCTTCAGACGAACAATGAAAGCAATAAAACCGGATTTGCCAATGGGGCAAGCCACACATGCACTAAGGCACAGCTTTGCCACTCATTTCATGATTAATGGAGGAAGTATTATCACGCTACAACGGATACTAGGTCACACGCGGATTGAGCAAACTATGGTTTACGCTCATTTTGCGCCAGAGTACCTTCAGGACGCCATTTCTCTTAATCCGCTAAGAGGTGGTACTGAGGTTGAGAGTGTCCACACAGTGTCCACAGTAGAGTAACGTTTAAGGGCTTTCAGTGGTAATTTATGCCGCTCAAACCCGCATTGTACCGTTGAAAGCCCCTACTGGTGACACCCTAAATCTCCCTTACACGGGCTTATTTTTTACGCGTAAGCCCTATCCCTGGTCACCGTCTTCCATTGACCACATCGATAGAATCTCCCTTCATAGCACGATGCCTTTCACGTAACGGCATCGTGCTCGCACAGGTTCCGGCTAAGCACAACCAGAACGCGCATGTTTGACGCTTACCAAAAAATATTCTCACTCTCCACATTTGAATGTCAGACGAGCGAC